TGCATCTCCCCAGGCTTATGAGCATTCTCTTTATAAGCATCAGCAGCTTTACCAAATGATAAGGCTTGTACAGTAAAATTAGAAGTATCAAGGATAGATGATGAATCAGTATTTGCAGACAAACTAGGAGATAGAGTTAGAATATCAGCAACAACCTCACCAAAACCATCTACGACTAGATTATCTCCAGTCTGAACTAGTTCTTGCTCAGGTGTACCAAAATTCTTAAATACTTCTATTTTGCCTTTAATCATTATTTTATATTAATCTTAGTGTATTGGTTACTAGCCCCCTTAGTATTATTATACCACTCTGGATGCATTCGGTAGTTTAGCCTACTTCCTCCCTGAGGTCCAGTATAACCAGGGCCACCTATTCTAGACTGTAAAACTGATGTACTAACATTGTTCCAGAATTGGAAAATTCTTAGTATTTGGTTTGGTGTTAAATCAATCTTTTCTGTGTATGTTTCATCTTCGCCAGTCCCAAAATTAGGTACTGTGTAATTATTTATTAGGTTTGTTTGCATCTCAGAATCCATATCTGTAATTGATACTTGCTCTATAACTAAAGCAGGAATAGTATCATCAGATAAATTGTTGTATATTGTGTTGTACTTATACACGGCTGGGGATATTTCTATAATATAATTAGTATTTGATGAATGAATGCCATTACCATTATTATTATTTAAATCTACATTATCTGTACGGTTATATGTATTAAAGATAAGTTCTGCCTCATGCATCTGGGATTCATCTAGTAGACTTCTAATAGTATTGTGTCGTAACGGAATATCGTATGTGCCCATTAAATAATCCCACATTCGCATAACATACATTCTGGAAGCAATGCCATTAAAATCATACTGAGAAGTAAGAAAATCCTTTTCAAGTTTTGCAATAGCCCCTAAGGAAGTACACTCATATTTTCTCCAAATTTGCGAATCATAATTTAAAATTGTTAGTCCACTATTATCAGATATTGTACCTAGATCTTCTGGGGTATCACAATACCAAAACGAAGAAGTAGCCGTGTCATATTCAGTACGAACAGCTAATTTAGCACAAAAGAAAGAATTCCCACCCTCAGCACCATGCACTTGTGAGTTTAGAAAAGAAAATTTAACTTTTATTTTATAGCTTCGTTCTGGACCTAGATTGTATAAATATTCTGGATTTAAATCAAATATAGATTTTAGATCAAATTTTAGTTTAGAGGAGTTAAATATGAATTTGGGCTGCTGTTGGTATGAAAAATTACTACCTCCAGGAACTACCAGGAAAGTTTTGTCAATAATATAATTATTTTCATCATAGGGAGGGGGTGGATAATCTTGTACCTTATATAATTTAACTGGACAAGTCTTAATTTCAACATGAACAGGGGCCATGACCGGGGCATCAATCTGAGGAACGGATTGAGCCGCAGTAATAGTTATCCCACTTAAAAGGCTACTATTACTATATTCAGATAAATAAGGAGTGTCTATTCCAGAAGTAAGCAAATAAGTCCCTGATGCCTCTGCCCCCACCATAAATAAATTAGTCTTATCTAACCACAAACTATCATCTTGGTTTGGATCACCTGCTTCGGAAGCAATTGTATTGGGGGGCATAATTGAGATTGCTGACCCAGGCAACTCAAAATCTCCATTAAATAAGGGAGAACTGCTTTCTAAGTTTTTAAAATATTCAAATATAAAACTGATAAAGTTCCTTAAACTCATATCTGGATAATAATCCTTCCAAACATTAAACAGGGTATGTAGATCTGAACCAAACTCAAAGTTTTCGTAATCTTCTATACTTTCAGGATAATTATAAGAATTAGCGAGGCTACCACTAACATCCATCCAGCTAGAAAGATAATAATAATCAGAGTTTATTTCATATTGTTTTCCTGCTCGTTGTAAATTCTTAGCCCTCATCAATTCATTCATAATTACCCAGATAAGAGGAGTTTCACCACGAACAGAATAAGGATGACAAGAACTTGCAACCAAAGAACTTGTACCCCTGCAAGGATAAGTATTACTAACATCAACCCCATAATAAGTATGGGGAGAATTTAAATTCTCTCCTCTACCGTAAAGAGCAGGTAAATTGTTATATGCAGACGCAGATAAATACCGACCAGAGGAGGGGATATAACCTAAGTAATTATCTTTTCCCGTATCAGATGGATTTAGAATAATGGGCATACTAGCCCCATCCCTCAAGTATAACTGAGAGCCTGATTTAGGAAGTGTGTGTGCATAGTTTCTACGCCTTCTAGAGTTTCTTCCAATACCCTCATTACCAAAAGGCACAGGTGCTGCGCCAACCATACCTGAAGTAGTAAATGCTGGGGAACCATAATTAGCTACATCAGCTCTTTTAAAGATATTTCCAAGTGCTGACATATTAACACCATCATCAGAACCTCCCCCCAAGTTAGAATCTAAATTCCAAGTATCTCCACCATCACCAATACTAGTCTCCCCAGAAACACTATTAGAAGCCGTAAGATCTTTCTCTATTTTAGAACAGATTACACTTGATACTGTAGCATTCTCATTATCAGAGATTAAAATTTTTGTTTTTAGGATAGCATGAGCAGGAGCAAATTCATCTAAAACCTTTAGAGATTGAAAAAATAAATCTCGGTCAGCAACGCTATCTTCTAAAATACTAAGATCAAAATCTCCAGCAGATAATGTCAAATCCACATGAGAAGACTTACCATTCCACAAACCAAGTAGATGAGTCTTATCAGCTTCTAAGTTATTAATAATATCATCATAGTTTGGGGGATACTCATTACTAGAAGTAAAAAAGACAAAAGACCCCCCAAGTAAAGCATCATCAGTAACTTCTAAAATTTTAGCTTTACAATAATCAAAAAAAGCTTGTGCTTTTGTTTCACTTACACCAAACCTAATTAATTGATCTTGTAGGAAAGTAAGAAGATCTTCCGTTACATGACACTCTCTATAAAAGTTTTCTGTTTCCCAAGGAGGTATTCCAAATATTCTATCCCTATATTTAAATACAAAACTAGAAACACCAAAAGGATATACTTCTCCACCATAATAAAATTGCTCTGGATACTCAGCTACTGTTCGCCACCATAATAAAATTGCTCTGGATACTCAGCTACTGTTCGATGTAAAATATGATCTACTACAAACCTAACATTAGTATCTGAATCATTATCAGAATAATCTGACACCCCATAAGTATCTAATGCTTCTTCTCTAGTCCAAGTATCAAAATGACTTTCGCTTAAAGTAGTCTTAGTGAATAAAGTTCCAGTGTCCGTTAGTAAAAGATAATATAAAAGATTAGGAATATAAGATTCCCAAAGTTCTTGAATAGTTGAATAACCCTGTACTACATCATTTTTATAAACTGAATCTACTGCTGCTTGTAATGCTTTCTTAGTACCCTTAGCTTTATAAATAGTAACAGCATTACGCAGTTGCTTTCTCCATTTTGATACATCAGGACCAATTAACTTCCAACCAATAATATCTGCTAAATAAGGTAAATATTCTTCTGGGCATTTTTCAATATCAAGAAGCGCATCTAGTTTGTTTACTTCCGCATTTCTATCAGCAATACTAAAAGACATTGCTTTAAGTAGCTTAGTGAATGGACCACCAGCCTCAATATCCTCTATAAGTAATCCTGCATCAATATAATCTTTAAATGATTGTAATACATAAGTATCAGTAGAATCAGAATACTCTGGGGAATAGATTGCTCCCACTAATGTTTTAAGCTTATCTAATTGTTGTGTTCCGCTAGTCCATTCGCCAGTAGAAGAATAATAACTGTTTGGTAATAACGCTCCTCCCCCAGTACCTGAAAACGCATTCCAGTTTTTCCAAATATATTCTTGAAATCCCTTTACTCCATCAACAAGATTTATAGACCTACCCATGTAAGTCTCATTTACTATAGTATCAAGTACATAAGAAGAAGGGGCATAAGAGCCATCTTCTGGCGCAGAAGCATTCAAAAGGAACATCCAATCCATATTCCTTAAAAGATACTCATGCGTACCAGAAAGGGTAGAATCAAATACACTACCAGTATCAGTATGTAAAGTAGTAGAGCCTAATTGAATAGAGGGTAGTAGAGTTCCACTAAGGTAAGTCTTAAAATCTGCACTCGTATCAAAATCAGAAATATTCTTATTTAGTTTTGATAAAATTTCTACTTGAAACTTAGTGGGAGAAAAATCTCCATACCCCAGTTGATTAATAAAGAATGGTGCAATACCAGAAACAGTAGTAATATTCTGAAAATTATCTGTACTTGATAGAGGAAGGAGTTCAGAAATATTGTCAGCAGCCCTAATATGGCTATTCATTAAAGCTGCAATATTATTTGTCTGTGTACCAAAAAGCTCCTCATCCTTCTGTAGATATACTTCTGGAGTAATAATTTTTAGAGGTTCAATATAATTCCTCTTAAAGTACTTCTGAGTAGCCATCTATATCTGTACCATATTTATAACAAAGTTGTTTAGTTGAATAATCTCATTAAACTCAACATAAATATCTTGAGGAACATTATCTAATGATACAAACAAAACCTCATCTACTGAAAACAAGTCCTTCATAAATTGACCCGTTGATAACCCCTGGCCAAACTCTCTATTATCTACAGCAAATTTATTTAGAATAACTGCTGCTACTTTAGCCTTAATCTCCTCTTCTTTTAAAGTGAGATTTCTATCGTATTTTACAGTTACAACTAAATCCAAGGTTCTAATCAACCCATCAGCCACATTAACCTGAGTCGTCAACATCTTCTTCTCCTCAATAGCAGCTAAGAGTGCAGACTTAAAGGGGACCGTGGCTCGTTGGAGTTGGAGGTTTGATGCTTTTCCCAATAGATAAATATCAATAATGTTAGCAGAACTATAAGCTTTTCTTGTTACAGCCTTACCCTTACCTACAGAACCTGCGGGACCAATAAACGAATTTACAAAACCCTCATAATCCTCCAAAGTGACTATACGATCTTGACGCTTAAAGAATAAGGGTCCATATCTTTTAGCGTGTGTTATAGTTTCTGCATCTGATCCCCCTGTAGCCAAACTAGTATTTTCTACCACACCATCCCCAACAGTATCAGTAGAAACTTTAGTATTAATAACACTAGGAGCAATGTTACCCCGTGAACCCCCACCTGCACGATAAAGTACCGTGTAAGTTGAACCTACGGGTGGCATAACTCCTGTGCTATCATCACCAAAAATAACCACCGCCGCTAAATCATCAGTATAAGCTACTTGAAAAATTCTATCATCATTTCCAGAAGCCATATACACATTAGTAACTTGAGTATAAACACCAGAGGCTCCCGCTGATCCTGGGGCATCAACTAGTACTTGTACACTACCCTCGATAATGGGGGCTTCTATAAGAGGAATTCTACGATCATCAACATCAGCGAAGGTGCCTGTTTGAACTGATAAAGCCCCCTCAAGCAAGGCTAAATTGCTCCAAACAGAACTTGTAGTAGCACCAAGCCCATCAGGGTCAGACTCACTAACATTCAATGTTAGATTCCCCCCAGAACCGAGATCAACTAATTTGCCCCCAGAAACCTTATATAGAGTGAAATTAAGTGGGCCACCATCCTCAGGTGACGCAATAACCTGAACTCTATTAGCAGGAGTTATTAAAAATTCTGGACTAGTAGCAGCAGCATCCAAAGTTAATGTAGCATTAGCAGCCGAAGCTAACGGACCTTTCATCGTAATACCAATTAAATGCAGTAGCTTTTCAACATTATTCCTATTTCGTGCTGTGCTGAGGAAGTTTTCATTTGCAAGCATATCAGCCTTAAGGGAAAGAACAGATCCCATATAAGAAACAAGCTCCATAATCATTAACCCCAAATCAGATTCAATAAAGTTATGATAATCTAAGGGATAAGATGCTTTGATATAATCAACCAACGCTGTTCTGATAGAAAGAAAGTCTGTAGCTGCATAGTCTATAAGATTTTCCTTATTAGAATCGGCAACAGAAATTAATTTCATGAAGTCCGAACTTACTTTGTTAACATATTGTTCAACCATTATTTTAGTGTAACCTCAACTTCCACAGTTTCATCAACAGAAACATCTTGAACCGTTAAACTTATACGCATCTGTGGGGATCCATATAACTCTGCCTCATCTAAACCATAAATACCAAACTTTAATACTCTAGCATTAGGTAAATTAGTAGCTATAGCCTCCAACACCTCTTCTTGTATACCAAGAAAAGTATCCTCATCAAAAGGATCAAATAAATACCTACGGATATTCACTCCATAGTTAGGGAGCATAATTCTTTCACCTTTTTCAGTAAGCAAGAGTTGTTTTAGATTATTCATTAATAATCTATTACCCGAAACCTTACTAAAATAACCATTAGTAGTGTCTTCTCCAGTAGGAAAGTTTAACCCAAACCTCTTCTCTGAACTACCTTTAGCACTTCGTAAAAGTTTTGGGTGGATAGTCCCACCATAAGTTGTTAGATTCTCTAGACTCATGTTACATCAATATTCTTGAAAAATCCTTTTTGGTTAAGATAGTTTTTTTGTATCTCACTAGTAGTTAGGGCCTTACTATAAAACTTTATACTTCCTACATACCCATTCAAACCACTACCAAGCCCATGATACTTACCCATAAATCCACCCTCACCTACTGACAAATCAGTATTACCATATTTATAATAACCATCAGTATATCCTCCCCCCAAGATCCAAGGTGTAAAAGCATCAATACCATTTCCAGGTTCGAAACTAGGACCGTCATCTTCATAAGTAAAACTATTACCCCGAGTAAGGGTGGGGAGGTCTGGGGGTTGCCAAACACTACCACCAAATACTCTAGCAATAGAACAGGTAGTAAACTCATTACCATCCAAAGTAAGAGTAACTAAGTCTTCAGCAGGATTAACTGAAATACCAATATGCATAAACTCATTCTCTACACCACTAAATGCGATATCACCCCTAAGATCAAAACTAGAAACTGTAGATGATGTATCTACAGCACACTTATTAATCTTAATCTTAGAAGCAAAATACTCCTCGTCCTCAACATATTGAGTAAAAGCAATACTGCTAGCATTTACTGATTGAGTAGGAGCAAGGAAAAATACTGAATGATCATTCAAGGAATTATCTGCTGTAGCATTAGATGGGAACTCATCATGTGCTACTTGTCTATCCCTAGAAAAACCAAGTAACATACCCCTAACAATTTCAGATCCAGCGTCATACTGAGTATATCTATCTTCTACTAGTGTATCTGGTACAGTACCTCCAATATTTTCACAACCTAACATAACCTTATTGTAAGACGAGGTTCCCCAACCAGTATCAGCATAGGGGGTAGCTTGAACTGTGGAATAATCAGGAATATGCGCCCAAAACTCAAAAGTGCATCCTGCATCTAAGTAAGTAAAATCTTGGAACGGTGGGATATTTGGAAGATCCAAATAACTTCCTATAGAACTTGTAGTTCCATCAGCAGAGCTTAACTTTCTAAGTCCTTGTAAATAGGGGATACTTAGCCCTTTTCTAAAGACAGAAGATGCTCCCAAACTAGAATCAGCTACCATTCTAGCATTACCATATACTCCCTTGGGGGCATCTGTTCCTGCTGGAGGATGAATATTGGCACAGTTTAAAGTTTCATATTTACCAGAAGAATCTACAATATTAGTTTCTAAGAAATTATATGCACCAATAAGCTGATCCATTATAACAGAGTCTGTTAAATTTGCTACAGTAGTTACTGTTGAAGTATCCCCAGACACAGCACCACTATCAAGTATAGTACCTGCTCCAACAGGAGGAACTAATAGATTTTCTAATACTACTGCTCCCTCCGTCTCAGATGCAACAACAAAATTATTTTGTAAGGGTAAGACTACACCACTAACCTCCCCCTGCCTAAACATTAATCTCTCTTGTTCTGCCTTGGTGGGGGTTAGATGGTAAGATCTTAGGAAACTAAAATCATTTACAGGAACTTCTCCCCTTCTATAAGTTAGATTCTCCCCAGCAAACTGTTGGGCTTTCCAAGCAATTTGAATCTGCTTTTTACGCTTATTAATCTTAGCATCATGTTCGACTGCTATAGAAATAAGGTTTTGCTTTATATTTCTAACCACAGCACCGCCCTCAACATAACCAGACGCAATATAGCCAGCAATCTGCGATTCTACATCATTAATGTGCTTATTTTTTTGACCAATTAAGAGCTGTAATAAATGATCAGCCTTATACTCCATATTAGCCTGTAAAGAATTATCAATTTTTGTATCATCAAATAATGTGCTAACAAACTGAGTTAAATCATTTTTAGTAAAAATAATCCCCTTTCCACCCAGGTTAGGATTATATTTAAACTCCCACATTTCACCAGAAGAAGCGTCTGGTATTAGCGACGATGGGATAAACTCCTCTTTATCTATATCAAAGAAGGGGATTCCGCCCTCCTGAGCATCATAGTATAAACCATCAATAGAAAGTAAGAATTGGCCCTTTTTGGATCTTGGTGGACCATACACAAGATCAAAAACCTCTAAAAGCTTATCTTCCTCTTCTGTACTCACGGGGAGATTAGAACTAACCCAAAAATCTAAATCTGAATCCGTAAATGGATCTCCATTAAGATCTGTGAACATTTCATCCATTAATGGCTCTTTTGCTAAACCTCTAGACCTCTCATCCATGATCTCAGCAATAATACTTAGAGTATTATCAGCTTTTTCAATAAACTTCAAAGAGGCTGAAGTCTGTAGTTTTGCTAAAGCAAACTTTTTATCGGCATCAACAGCAGGATCATAATTTGCAGCTATATTAATATTTCCTGCTCCTTCAGTTACTCCCAACATATCTGTAATACCATTTATACAGTCCTCAATAGCTTTAAGATCATCAGATAAAGCGTCGGCTGCTCCAATAAATCCTTCAGCAAGACCGAAAACTAACCCAGCAAAATTCGTAATTTGTTCAAAAACATTTTGATCATCCCCATCCATACCGTCCCTAGAAGTATCAGATAAGTACCTATACTCCCCAGTACCAGTTATCATCTCCATAATTCCAGTTTCTCTAAAAGCTTTTCTCCAAAAACTCCTAACTTTGTCTTCAGCAAATTCTCTGCCTGTCTGAAGTCCATTAACTAAATGACCCAAGGAGGTGCTAGGAAACAAAGATAAAAATGCCTTTGTAAGACCTAAAGCACAGGTTGGGATCCCAAACTCCGCTGCTAAAGCTGGGAGTGGGGCACCAAAATCTGGAATATTAGATCCTAAGTTTTTTAAACTATCAACATTAATTGTTACCATTATTCAGTTACCCTTTCATAAAAACTTTTTATTCTATCTGCGGCAGGATTGGCAGGATCGGCAGGATTGGCACCAAAACCATTATTTAAATGTACATTTGGACTGCCATTTATATATACAGTACTATCAGATTTCTGCTTTAAATCCTCAGAACTCTTTAAATTCATCGCACCACCAGACTGAATATTCATATTCCCCCCAGAGTTTAGATTCATATCACCATCAGACTGAATATTCAGGCTTCCCCCAGATTTTACATCAATACTTGCTGGAGATTCTATGTGAATAACCCCAACAGGATCAGTACATTTAATATCAATTGAACTGGCTGCATGAATCCCAATTTTTCCATTAGACATAATCTCTATAACTACACTTTTAGTGTCTGGATCAACTTTTTGTGCTTCAATAAAGATATTTCCTCTATTAGCAAAGACATTAATATCTCTACTCCAACTCTCTATCTTTACCATGCCTGGAGATTCATCTGTATGATCCTCAGTTGTCCTAACCGCACCATTACCCTTATTAGTAATGAGTAATTCTTGCCCACCTTGTTCAACAGATAAGGCAGCATCTCCATTTCTAGTAGCTAAATCAATAGATCCTTGAACATTCCCCTCCATACCCCTAATTGGGGCAAATCCATCGCTGGACCTACTCGTAATTCTAAAATAATCATGATGCTCATTTCGTAATTCCATAGCATCAATTTTTGGACTAGAATTTAATCTAAGTTGTTGCCCAGACATACTCTCTAATTTAACACCCACATCCCACTTGTTAACATTATTTCTATCACTAAGAATAATCTCATTTCCTTTAGGTGTTTTTAATCCATATTGTTGAGGAACTCCTCGGAAGGAATATTGCCCCTCACCAAAGGGTAAAAATTGCCACTTTTTTATTATACTTTCTTTATAATCAGTAGTGTAATTATATGCTTCTGCTGACATATTTAAAATACTACCCATATAAAAGAATTTAGAAGACCCATTAGGTTTTACAGCAATAATATTTGTCCCAACTTCTGGTATCATCACTAAACCACAATGCTCATCCGATAAATAAGGAGATGAATAAAAAATATCCTTCTCTTCTCCTCTAGTATTTTCCCTATTATCTTCCCTAAACTCAATAGCCTTAAATGAACCTGATTGTCGAGCATCATAATTCTTCATTACTGTAAACATGCGGATATCTGGATATCCGGCCCTATTTATGGTATCAAAATAAGGTATAGGGTCTTCTACAGCTCTATCATATTCTTTTGTTAGTTTTTTTATTTCTTGGTAACTCATTATTCATCTGGGTGGTTGTTAAAAAGGGGATCTGGATCTTCTGTAAAATCAACGGGGAGGAAACTTCCACCCGTATTAGGAGTATTATAATCATCATCAAACCAAGACGGTGCCACTGGACTAAGAGTATTATAATCATCATCAAACCAAGAAGGGTCCGACAATTGCCTGACTGGTGGTGGTGGTGCGTCAGGGTCCACATAACCCTTCTCAAAAGGGTAAGGCTCTCGTTCAGCGCCGAACTCATCAAAATATTTGTCTTGCTGTAGTCCATAGGGTAAGTTAGGGTCTTCTATAACAAAATCTTCATCTTCAGGCAATTCACTCTCTTGGGAGATCGGCCCGGTGGTTTGTGAAGGAGTGGGGCGTGTAGAGGGCCGATCTACTTCTGGCTCTGGGCCTAATAACAACTCTAAAAGAGGCTTATATTCTGGTTTACGATTTAAACCCTCTCGTATCCTTCTTATTAAATCAGTATTCCTTTTGTCTCCAGACGGCCCGCCAATCCCACCACCACCACCACCACCAGCCTGTCCCCCACCATGCATATGCTCAGATTCTACTGGTAGGCGGGCTACCTTAAATTCTGATACTACTTCTGATGGAGTAATCGTATGTCTAAATCCAGAAATTAAATACTTTCCAGTAAAAATACTATTAAACACGCCTAGATTTTGAACTAAACCAGCAACCTTTGGTTCAGAAATAAGTAATAGTACACTAGTTCTCACTAAATCCAAAGAATTGTTAATTTTAAAGTAAGGTAAAGTTTTTATACTTCCCTCACAAACAGAATCTAAAACCTTTTTTGCTGTATCTACTAAAGCACCAGGAAGAGAATAACCTTCATAAACTGAGTTAAACTTAGGATAGTGTTTCTTTTGTGCTGCTGCGGTGCGCTGTGCGGCTTTGCGTCTGTCCTTGCGAAGCTCAGAATCTACCCATTTAGAGCCCGTACGCATACCAAACCCCATCCGGCTATATATATTTTCCCCCGGTGACGGGACATATCTGGCATCTTCGGAGGCATTAGATGTAAAATCTCTTTTTTGTACAGCCCTTCTTGCTACCTCAGCCCCCTTTATTAAAGAAACAAGATATTGCATATTAATATTCAAATTAATACTTAAAATATTTGAATTTGCAACCTTCCCACTGTGAAAAATATGCTCTGTTTCTGAAGGAGGGATATCCGTATTATTTAGTAAAAAAGAATCTCTAGCAGAATTTATGGGCTTAGAAGTATTACCTGTAGTTATACCTTGTGCCCCTCCCCCCTGAAGAAATGTATGAAAAGGGTCATCTTTAGCAAAAAATTTACTACCTTCTTCCCAAGGGGGGTATAGTGAATTAGGAGAAAAAAAAGTTGAAATCATTCTTGCATCCCCAAAAATCTTTACTGTGTCAACTTTATTATTAATTTTTAATAATTTTGTAAGCTTTTTTGCTTCAATAGCCTCTATCAGGTCTTTAGATTGTACACTATCTAAAACCAAAAGTTCAGACATTTCAAACTCTGGATAAATGTTTGAATTAACTTTACTTCCTATACCTTCATTTATAAATTTAGATAATTCTTCCAAACCAGCAGTAGTTTTACCATATTTCTTAATTGATA